TGGACTTTACAAAACATCACTCGAACACGCAAAAAAGGCTCTACGATTGACATTGACATAAAGCACCGGGTAATATATTATTCATTTAAACTTGCAGCTTAAAATTAAAAAAGGCCGTCGGTAATTCGACGGCCTAAAAAAGTTACAAGCAAACTTACAACTCGCTTTTGATTTTTTGCGCTGCGTCTACCATACTTTTACCGATAGCCTCTAGCGCCTCTACCCCTAAATCTAAACCGATTTTATGCGCTTTTTTCTTTGTTTCGTCTGTTTCGTTTTTATACTTTGCAGCAAGAATAAGTAAGCGCGAAACCGCTTTGTCTTTTTTCTTTTGCAAACTTGTATAGATCCAAGTTTTCGCAGCTGGAATAACTTTTTCCTCTATCACCTTTGTTACATACGGTTTTGAAAAAGCAAGAATCGGCAAAACCGTTTCTTTTAAAAGTTTTAATGTGTTTACCATGATCTCCTCCTATGGTTTTATTTGAAAATAATTGCCTTTTTGGTTGCGATCCAAGCCTAAATGTACAAAATTTTTCTTTTTGTACCAGATTACCTCGTTAAATAAACCGGACGCGCAAGCCTTTTTATAAATATTTTCACAGTTAGAATTTGTTACGTCTGCGGCTGTTGCGGCTTTTCCCTCACAAATATGTAAAGAATTAGCAACTCCGCCCACTGCCGGACTGGCGTTATGCTTTTTGCAACGTCCGGGGCCAGTAACAATTAAACTAATATTTAACATATATCTAAATGCCTGGAGCCTAATTAAAAACTCCGTATCGTAATTATACCGTCCACAACCGCAACGGCATGTTAGTTCTTCTTTTGTAAAGTTTTTAATTGGAACAGTAATTTGTGTCATTTTTTATCACTCCCCAGCATTTTATCATATATCTTATCTATCTTTGTTTTCATATCGCCAAACTGTTCGCGTAAAAAATCAGTATCCTTTTTTGACGCGTATTCTGCTTTAACTTCTACCATTATCTCGCGTCTTGTTTCCGCTAATTCTTTTGGTGTAACAAAAAAATGGTATTGTACAAAAAATGCAAATACGGTCAGAATAATATACGGCATATAACCCTTTATCTTCTCAAAATCCACTGGCGTTTTACCTAAAATATTTAATTGTGTTCGACACCTCTATTATGCGCTATAATCCTTAAAAATGCAATATGTAACGCTATAAAAGTTTACATTATTTAAGTAATGTAAAGAAAATGGGGCATAAAAATTTACGCCCCGGATTTCAAAGGACTACGACAAGCTCTCTATAAGCCAATCTATTTGCTCTAAAGTATAGCCCATACGGAATACCCTGGCGTTAGGATCTTCGACTTTTTCTAATTGGTGGAGTTCTTTTGTATCAACTTCATCCGATAAATCTTGATTGGCGTTTGTTACTTCAACAACCTTATGCGTATGGTCATTTATACCAGACTCACCGGCTGGAATTGCCCCGTTATCTATCCAGATAAATCGGTCAGCTCTTAACGATTCTAAAAAAGCCCTGGTTTCATTTGGAAAAATGTTTTTTAAATTTTCAACATCATATTTTGTTGCAATATCTGTATATTTTGGAAATCCGCGCATTTTTACCTCCTTTATTTGTTTTCTAGCGCTTTCAAATGCGACATCTAGGCCAATTTTTCTACGAAAATTATAAGTATTCCCAAAGCTGGCCCAACCATTAAATGACGATAATGTCGACGCATATTGAATAAGTGTAATACGTTTTTTGTTCAATCGTTCCGGCATTTTTGGAAGTTTCCGGCGTATTCTTTTTGCTGTACGTTTCTTTAATAAAACATATTCCGGAAAATGCCTATAACCAATAAAAGGGACTCCGTGATCACATCGCAAAATAATTTTTTTGCTTAACCGGAGTTTTAATTTTTCAGTAATAAATTTTTCTGCTAAATCTATTTTTTCTCTTAATTCCTTTTTATCATCACTAAAAAAGGCTTTATCATCCATATATCGCGGTGCAGCTTTAATCTTTAAAACGTGCGCGACATACTGGTCTAATTCGTTCAAATATAAATTACCCAGCCATTGACTTGTTAAATTGCCAATAGGTATATTTTTGCCGCCTCCTATTGAGAAAATTATATCTTTTATTAACGCGAGTATTTTTTTATCCTTAATCTTCTTTTCAACTACCGCATACATTTCCTCATGCGGTATACTAGGATAGAATTTTTTAATATCAATTAGCGCACAGTATTTATAATGCTTTACGTAATGCCAAACACGATTAGAACATTTGTGCTGCCCTTTTCCTTTTCTGCAAGCGTAACTATCATGTATAAATTGCTTTTCCCATATTGGTCTTAATACATTTACTAATGCGTGTTGTACAATCCTATCGGGATAAAGCGGTAATATATAAAGAGTTCTAGGTTTTGGATCTTTAATATCCCTCAACATGTATTCACTTGTAGAAAATTTACCGCTTTCAAGGATATAAATTAAGTGTTGTAAATAGCGTTTAATGCGCTTTTCGCGTCTTATTAAATACTGCGCGCGTGTTTCATTATCGCGTTGTTTATCTAAAATTTTTCGCACGTGGCTATTTCTCCCACGACCTTTTTTAGCTTTATTGAACGCGTCGCGCATATTTTCCATTGTTATAAATTTTTCCCACAAATTGCCGTATCTTTTCATGGTAAAAGCCCCTTACTTTCAGTTACCCTACTAACAAAGGGCTTTTTTGTCGTGTGTTTTTCCTGGCGGACCAGGAAAGGATATAGGCCCAGCCGTCCGCAGCTGTTTGCTGCATTACGTATCCAACCGCGCGCGCTGACATTCGTGTTCGTGTTCAAAGCCGAGTTATTGCCATTACGAGAGGAGGGGCCAGCATAACCGGAGTTATTCCAATTGCCGCCGCCTATCAGACGCCCGAATAGGTCTATAACCTTTAGATAGTACATTTTTTTACTTCCTTTACTTATAAATTTATTTATTGTCTGGTACGGAGGGGACGGCTCCAACCGCGCGCGCTGACACTCGCGCCCGCGGACAAAGCCGAGTCATTGCCAAGACGAGAGGAGGGGCCAGCATAACCGGAGTCAGACCAATGGCCGCCGCCTAGCAGACGGTTTATAGATCCGTATTGACGCGGTGATGTTAGCGTATTGCTACCGCTTGTAGCCCAACCAGATCCCCCACAAGGTCCGTATTCTTGCAAAATCATCCAAAGGCCACCACAGCAAGACTCACCGCCGTAGTTATTTACCATACGTATGTTATTCTCATTTTTCCAACCGCCAGCTTTAGTACATGATGATTCAGCTTTTCCGCTAACAGCTTTAAGTGGGATTACGCCTAATTCAGACATTGTAAAATCAATACTGGTAGGAAATTCCCAACCAACTAAACCGAGGTCTACTTCATGATCCCAAGCTGTACGAGAGCGAGTTGTAGAGCCTTGATATTCAAATACAGTATTTTGCATTGTGCCGGACTGGCTATATATCGTGCTCCAAGCGTCCCTACTTTCAATATAATAAGCACCGGACGGGCTGGCCACTAACGGCCTATGCCATAGTGTCCAAACACTTGCCGGAATAATATCACCAGCCAGCCAGCCGTTCATAGGGTGATTTGCGGAAATCGTACCAACATCCACACACTCTGTATGAAAACCGCCTATACGTCTTGTATTAACTGTATCGTAACCCGTAGGGGCTGTTTTGTTTAAAGAAATTTTAATATCAACGGGACTTTCCTCGCCAGGTACAAGAAAAACACTGTAATCCTTACCATTTACTAATGTTTCGCCTGTATCTAAATAATCCTCTACGTTGATAACTTTATCCTGCCATAGCGTTAAATGACGCGTATCGTTTTCCGTTTCTAATTTTATAAACGTATTTTTTTTGAAACGCAATGAGCGCCTATCCGCTGTATTTTCAAACTGGATAAATCTATTCGTATCTGCTTTTACATCATCAAAAGGTATGTTATATATCTCACCGTCATTTAAGCGCGCCCACGTTGTAAGATTTACAGCTGACGGGAAAGAGTTTTTAAACGCCTCAATATCCTCATACTTTGCCTCCATTTCGTCTGCTATATCTTCCGCGCGGTCGGCTTGCGCTGCTGCCGCTGTTGCGGAGCTTTCTGCGGCCGTAGCTTTTTGAGTAGCAATATCCGCTTTATCTACGGCGGTTTGTACAGCCTCCTCTAATTCGTTAATTTTTCCAGCCGCCTCTGTAACTTCTGTAATCTTTTCATTTATTTCATTTTCAAAATTGGTTATCTCTGTTTGGACTTCACCCTCAAAAGTCGTAATCTGTTTCGCAAAATCGGTTTTCGCTTGTGTAATTTCACTATTTACAGCTCCCTCAAAAGTCGTAATAGCCGTATTTACATCACTTTTAAAATCCGCAATTTCTTGTTTTACATCATAATTTACCAGCTTTTTACCTGTGCTGTTCCAAGCCAAAACATTTTCAGCCTTTGGTACCGGTAAATCTACTTGAACACCAGTAAATCCGGAAACGCCCGGAACTTTTAAGGCTCTATCTATCTGCTCCTGTTGTTGCTGGTCTATCATACAGCCTCTATCTAATGCGTCCTCAATTGTTTTTTCCGGGAAGTGTCCCTCTGTAGGCACTTGCTCCGGCTGTATTAAATCAATCGTCCTAACGCCATGAGCATAAAAACCCGGATGAGCCTCTGATAAAATAACCTTACCGCCGTCTTTAATACGACTTATTTCTACCTCGTAATCTTTGTGTAATTCTAGCTCTGTTTCTTCCTCTGTAACTTTATCAACCAAAGACACTACTAAATCAGTGGCTTTAAAAATTTTAAAATTAAATTCATGTTCAACCACTGTACTGCAATCGCTTAAAAATCTGTTGTTATTATCCGTAACTGCCATTATTGCTAATCCTCCTTATTGCCTTTTTCTTCTATCACATACGGGCTTACACCAAGCAGTAATTTAGCTTGATTTATGACCTGGCCCTCGTCCCTATATTCCGGGTATTTTTGTATTACATCCGCTGCATATTTTATAGGTAAACCTGTATAAGGGCCAACCACATCCTTACCCATTTTTAACCAAAATTCTGCAAGATCTTCGCTTGTAATATCGTCTTTATACTTTTTATCGAGTATTTTTGATACATTTTCGCGCAATTTATTAAATGGTCCAAAGATATTCAAATCTAAACTTTCAAAGGCGTCTATATCCTTTAAATTTTCATTATCAGTAGAGGCGCCCCACCATTTTAAGGCCTCGGACAATCCCATAGAAAGCATTTGTCCGAAAATTGCCGTTGCTGTAAATGGGCCCAGTATTGTGGCTTTTAATTGGTCCTCATCATCCCAGGCAAAACCGTTCATTATGAATTGCACTAAATTAGGTAATATAAAATGCATGATTACCACGGCTTTTGCGGCGGCCTTAATGTGCTCTGAATCTTTATATATGATAGCGTCCCTTATAGCATGTACTTCTCTTTGCATTTGTCGCATTTGGTCAGACATAAACATTACGCACGCTTTAGCAAATGGGCCGCCTCTTTGCCATGCGCTTAAATTATCTATGTGTCCGGATTGTTGGTATTTATCCGCGGCACGTTCAAAGGCTTCCATGGCGGCAGCTCTGTCCCCGGTTTTATCGAAAACAGATTTATAAACAGTCCAGCCTCCGGCAATGATACTCCATTTATCCCCCAACTGGGTAAAGAAATACAAATATTGCCTAAAATCTTTATATCGCGTAATAGCTTGATACTCTTGTGATCTTACAATATCTTTAATTTCCATGTTAATACTATTCGCGCGATCTTTTAAAAAATATGATTCACTTAAAATTTTTGTAGCCTCTACCGGATGTAAAATAAAATCTGTAAGGCCTTTTGAAAAATCTGTAATAGGTATTGCGTCCGCAAAAACGCCAATGGCCGTAAGCTGCGTGATAGCGATTTTAACTTTACCACCGAGAGCGGATGATGTGAACAGATTACGCATTTTTGAAATTATACCCAATTCCGGGCGTGTGGCTTGTACGCCGTCATTCATAATATCTTTTAAATGCTGGTCAATTATTTGCAAGAATTTTTTACCATATTTATCCCGTATGATTTCCCGCACTTCATAATTTCCAAAAATATTATTTGCGTCTGTTACAAAAGCGTCCATAGCCATAAAATGCTCACTATTCGATATATGCTGTTGCATTACAGCTATATCATTAAGAAAAGCAAGGGGTTTATCATTCGATTTACGATTGATAAAATTACTTGGCGTCATACTTTTTTGATATGTTGATTGGTTAATCCAATCGCCAGTCCTGTCGCTGCCGTCTATTTGACGCGCAATTGGACTATAAAAATCATTATAGGGCATATCTATACCGTATTTTTCGCGGTAAAAATTATTTAATCTTTTATGATATTCCCGATAAAATTCAAACTGAACATCTATAAGCGCCTTATCTTCCTCGGTTAAAAACTCCTCTAATAATTGCTGCGTTGATTTATCAACAATTGAAAACATTTTGTCTTGCGTAACATGCGCGCTAAAAAGTTTATCTAAAACATCATTGTTAGAATTGCCGGCTTTGCCCTCAATCTCATCAATAAAAGTGTATTTATTAGAATCTTTTAACGTGTTTTCTAATGTCGGATCCAGCATTTCCATATAAAGTTTTCTGGCCTCGGCTTTGCTAACTTGCAATAAAACCTTATTACCGTCCCTATCGGTATAATACCCAACATCTTGTATTATCGTGTCTTGTTTAACCCTTGTATTAAAATCACGCTCATTTTTGCAATTTAATGCGTTCATAGCTTTACGAGCGAATTTATCAAATTGTGTCATTTCGCCGCTAATGCGTTTCATTTTGGACGGGAAAACATCCAACAGTTTTGCCAATATACGGTTTTTATCGTGCATACTGGCAATGTTCATTAAACCGTTCCAGGTTTCAAAACTCTTTCCCATTGTACGTATTACTTGTTTTATTTCATTTTTAAAATCAAGTTTTCTATTACCTGTCGGTTTAACTTCGCCTATTATTGACTCTTTAGCCTCTTTTAATATTTTTTCTTTATGTTCTTTTTTAGCGGCCTCCCTAAACTCGCCGGCAATTTTTCCGTCCTCTATAAGCATACGGATAGAACGCGCTGCGCGTAATAGCTCTGACACTGACTTATTTTTTAAATCGCTAAAATTAAATAATATCCTTACTTGTTCTGTTTGTTCATCTGTTAATGCGTTTTCGCCAGCATTATCAAAAATATTTTCAATACGTAAATTTGCCTCATCCTGGTTTAATTTAGAGGCCTCTGTTATATTATCTAAAATTCTTTGAATATCGGCGTTAAATTTTCCGACCGGGGTTTTACCACCTTTTTTAGGTTTAGCTTGTTTTAAAAGTTTCCCTATATATTGGTGTAATTGCTTTTTATTATGTTTATCCTCCATGTCAGATATTTTGTTAAGTAATTCCGGCAGAGCTTTGTTAAATTTATCCAAACTGTTTAAATCCCTTATAGTCGTAAGATATTTTGTTTTATCTTTATCAGACATCCCGGAATTTTTAATAAGGCCTATAGCCGTATTTTGAACATCCCTAATCTCGCGCCGCGTCATTCTTGCACCGCGTCTAATGCCCTCTTGCATAGCTTTTAACTTTGATTTTAAAGCGCTTAATTGCGCGTTTTTATATCCTCCAGCGGTCATATCTATTTTGCCGTTTTCGTTTAATATGCCCTCGCTTAATTTTGATCTTTCATCATTAAGGACGTTTCTTTGTTGCGCAAGGTTATCCGATTCTAATATCGCGCTTTCAATTTCTTTATTTAATTTTTGACGTTGTTTTTCGAGAGCTTTGTTATTTTTCTTTAAATCGTTTATCTGTTCTCGATTTTTCTTTAACGTTGTTTCCATTTCAGCTACATCCGCCTCAATATCCGTTTTAGCCAACGCTTTTTCAATTTCTTTATTTTCTTTTTCAAGATCGGAAATTTTTTTGTTGTTTTCGTCCTGTTGGGCCTCGATTTTATTTCGATTATCTCTGGCCGTATCTTCTTTTTTATTAACTTTTTCGATTTCCCTGTCTAAATTTTTAACTTCTCTATCAAGCTCCCGGCCTCTTGCCTTTTTTGTTTTTTCAGCAATATCGTTTTCGCCTTTTGCTTTTTCTTCCTCAATCCATATATTATTGAGTTCTTGTAATTCTTCAGCGCTTAATTTTTCTTTTTTGCCCTTTTCCGTAAGTTCTTTTTTGCGTGTTTGTATATCATCTGATTTACTCATTTTTTCAGATGTTTTAGCAATTTCCTCTCTTACAAGTTGTTGATAATCAGTTTCGTACTTAATAGATTCCTTTAATCTTTGTACGTACTCTGTTTCTTCTGTTGTTAAATTTTGTTTCTTTTCAAGCTGTGATAAGGTTTTTGTATATTCTTCAATATTTTCCTGGCTTTCAGTTAAAGAGGTTTCAAGCTCTGTTATCATGTCGGCCTCTGCGGTAGTATCAAACGCAACGCCTCCGGACGAATCATACATGGTAATAGATCCTTGCAAAACTTGTCCGCCGGTTTCTACAACTTTGCCCTCGGCCAGATTTTCTATATTTTGCTGTATTTCTGCTTTAGTCCCAATTTCACTACCGCCATTATTTTTAACACTTCCTATATTTGCGTTCATTACATCAAACGGAGTTCCAAACGCACTCATTACAAGCATTGCGGCCATAGTTTGCGGGCCTGTCTGCGTTACAATATTTTTCCAATCTTCTGCGGTAGGTTTTGCGCTATCAACGCTCGACGCTTGGGCCGCAAGCAATGTCATTGTGTTATTAACAACATCTTGGACCATTTCTGTTGTTGTTTCCATACCAACGCGTTTAAAATATTCAGTAACACATTTTGTCAAAACGCTTTTAACAGTTTTTTGCATAGCCGGGGACTTTTTCACGCTATCCCAAAGCATTTTCGCAGCGGCTTTTTTCGCTGCCCCTTTTATCGGTGCCGTAACAACGCCAAAACTAGCGGTTTCTAATAAACCGTCAAGAAGTCCACCCGCTAAAGATGTTGCCATAGCGGTATTATGGTCAATGCCTTTTTCGCGCATATCCAAATATAGATTACCGCCCTCGACTTCCATGGATTCCAGAAATGTACCAATTAACATCCCGTTATTGATACCCTCTATAAGTCCTGTAACTACTCCGGCCCCAGCTCCGGCAGTATTGCCGGCTCCCGGCACTATAGAGCCCGCCGCGGCGCCTATACCTGTATTTTTACCAATTGCTATCGGGACTGTTACCGTTGACGCTGCTAACCCTTTTTTTGTACCGGCCCAATAGAACGGCAACATTTGTACAGCCTCACCAAAAACAGTTCTTAAGGGTTGTTGTTTAAATTTAGCAAATGAAAACTCCGGCGTTTTTGTTATGCCATACTTGTTTAAAATTTCTTGATGTCGGCCGGCTGTCATGCCAGACGCTTCCTCAACGGTTAATTTACCGCGCATAACATCACGAGCTAATCCCGCTCTGTATTGTGTTAAATTACCCATATCGTATTTAACACTCATTTCATCCCATATAGAGGCCGGTTTATCTGTAACGTCGTAAGGCTGTAGACTATCAAAATCTGGCTCCTGTGGATTTCTATATCCGTCCTCATCCACGGGCTGCAAGCTCCCCCAGTCTATTGTATCGTCAAAATTTTGTACATTGCCGTTATTATCTTCACTGTATGCGGCTGTTTGATTTTCAGATGAGGCATTGTCGTATACATTTTCGTTATACTCCGGCTGTGTTTCCGGCATTGAGGGTAAAGCGCCTGTTTGCGCTTGCATTTCCTGTAAATCAACATTTTCAAAATCAAACTCGTTATTTTCCATATAATCCTCTTATTTTAAAATTTCATATCTGCCATTAGGATACATTTTAACTGTACGTCCGTTTTTATCTTTCATAATACGCCCGCTTTCCGGGATATTATTTAAACTTGGATTGGTGCGACGGCGTTGATCCGCAATGACTTTATTACATAAATTTTGAGCCTGTTGTTGTGTTAATTCACGTCCTTGTTTATTTTCCAATTGTTCCGCGTATTTCACATAATCTGTAATCATATTGTTTATTGCATTAAAGCGATTATCTTTGCCGGCGTATGCTTTTTCAGCAAAATTGTAAATAGCAAGGTAGGATTTACTATAAGTATCTTTGCCAGCCATTTCACCGTGCGGCATACCTATAATGTTTTTCCCCATTTTGCGAATACGTTTTACTTTTGGCTCATTAACCTTTGTCATGTAGCTTTTATATTCTGCATTTGTCAAATATGCCTTATTTGCCTCAATAAGATTTTGAAATTCAATAATATCCTTTAATTGTAATTCTGGATCAATTTTGCCTTTTTTAGTTATTTTTCCAAATTCTTCGGTAATTGTTTTTATTGCATTTTGACGCTTAACTTCGTATTCTTGTTTTGCAATTTTTTTCTCACCCTGTACACCTAAATTAGTTATCATTGTAGTGGGTTTCCCGCCTAATGCCTCAATCCTTTTATTATCAGCTATTGCGTCAGAGATTTTATATTCACCGTTAGAGGCTTTGATAACCGCATTTTGTTTAATATCAAATATTGACATCATATTATCCATGCGCTCTTGTCGCTCCTCCGCCTTAATAAGGCCATTAGCCATGTTGTGATATTTGTGTTTTGTTTCCGGATCCATGTATTTATCAAATGTTCCAGCGTTCAAAATTTCTTTAACGGTATTGTATTCGCCCCTATCTAACGCCCCTAACACGTAAGCCTCTGCAAGACCGGATTTTACTTTTTCAATATATTCCGGCCCTTTAGCACCGTAAGTAAAATTGATTAAGTTATTAAAATCCATTTCTTTTATAGGATTTCCGTTTTCGTCAAATTCCGGTACAAATGCGTTAATCATTTCCAGGACTCTCGAAAAATCATTTGTCCCGGCCGCTTGTGTGTAAAGTTGATTTACTGTATTTTCGATTTTAACTTTAGCATTGGCCGTGTCTTGTGCTGTGGCCCAACTGTTTACTTCGCTTAACTTTCCTCTAAAACTGTTTGTTAAAATGCCGGCCATTTTTTCAGCTACAGCGGGATTGCTTTTAGCGTCGTCTATATATTGACGTATTAAGGCACCACCCTCCTCACGGATAACTTCCATACCGCTTTTAGGATCAGTAATATATTTTTCTTTGTTTTTATCAATCATTTCCCACATTTTAGTTTCCGCCTCGGTTGAACGTTCGTAAGCGGTTAATGTGTTATTGATATTTTCTAATCTATCCCGTTTTGCTTTTACCTCTTTTTCTTTTTGTACAGCAAGTGTCATTGCAGCACTAGCCAATTGCCCGGAATCCTGGCCGATTTTTCCAGCTAAATTTGCACCGGATACATCCATATTAGGGACATATCCTAATGAGGACGCTAATTTATCTTGTACGTATGGATTTACTTTCGCCACTTTTGCCTCCTTTAAAATGAAATTTTAGGTAATGTTCCAGAATACCCCGCGGGGCTTGTAGCCGTTCCAGCAGTAACACTAGGGGACCAGCCTGTAGGTGTCCCACTCATTTTTGCGCCTGTGCCCCCGCCACCGTTAAATAATCCGTTTGCTTTCCCAGCCATAAACATTGTGCCAACACTGGCTAATGCGCTTGACGCACCGCCTAATAATTCGCTACGACCTGTATTAAACGACGTTTTTGCATTAGTTTTAAACATATCAACCTGGGCCGCGCCTTGACGTTTCAAAGCGTCTACTTCTTCCTGGCCTAATGTCATTGTTTCATACAAAATCTCTAATGGTGAGCCGGCGTCGGTATACATACCGTTTTTAGACATAGCCATTACTTGACGGGCCGCAGCTTTGTCTATTTCACGCTGTTTTTGTTTTACAGCATACGCATTTTCAGATTGCGCAATTTGCGCTTGTTTCATCATAGCAATGCCTTGATCGGTATATGCTGAATTTGCTTGGATACCTTTTACAATCGACATCCCAGCCGATAATGCTGTAAATGCTACTAATGCTCCTGTTGCCATTACTTCACCCTCGCCCACATAATAAAATCGTTACCCTGGGAGTCATATTTTTTTAAAACCCCCTCTTTTTCAAAACCCAGAAAAGTATTAAAACGATTATGTAATTTATCATCAATGGCTCTTAACTGGACTCTGTGAAAGCTATTAAACGCTCCGGACTCTATCGTCCTTTTAACACAACGTGCAAACGCGGCCGGGTATTTTGCTAAATACTCTGACGGCAGCATAAAGACCTCGCAAACCCCTGGCCATAATTCAAAAAAGCCAAATATAGCGAGGATACGCCCGTCGTGTATTATTGTTCCCGTTGTATTTCGGTTTTCCCAATCTTTTAATGCTTTTTGAAAATCCGGCATATTGTAGACGGTTTCACGTTCGTATTTGCGGATATTCATACATTCCACATGCTCCGCCTTAAAAGGTATCACTTTAGTCATCTACAACCTCCATATAAACGTCTAACGCTTGTATAGTACACGGTAGCGGACTGTCCTGTACAATATATGCGTGTTTTCTATTTGCTGTATTATCATCAAAAATAATTTCTTTTGGACCACTGTATAAAGGCGCCGGACGGTTTATTCTGCTATCTACACCCCTAAAATCCAACTTGACCAATTTATAAAGACTTGTCCCAAATTTTGCACCTAAAGAGTTAAGAAATTCAAAAACAACTTTTTTTACATTGCGCGGTTTATTTTGTGCACTTCCAGACGTTCCGCCAATGTTTAAATTCATTGTCTTTATTAAACCCCGATAGCCATAACCGATATGAACGACATCCGCCTGGGTATCGAGTTTAATTTTTCCATTTTTTATAACTCTATCAGAGTGTAATGCACCGTCCGTTACAATTCTTACAGTTTCACCCTCTAAATGCTCTAATCCGCTTATATCATCTGTTGTTAGCGTCCATATTCCGGGTTTCAATGTAGTTATGTCAAAACTTTTTAAGATTTTACATTTTACATTTTTTGCGTCGATATATTCCACAATGGCGGCTCTACCACTACCAACCCCATTTTCATGTAAACGCCATATTTGACGGTCTAAATCCTCTTGGCTAAAAATATCAACATCAGATGTAAATACAGCCAAATTTTCCACTATATCACCTATTGATATTGTGGCTTTTGCATTTTCGCCCATTTCGCTACCGTCGTAAGACATACAGCAATCCAAATGGCTTTCTAGCTTTTGACGTTCAAACATATCGTTATAATAACGCTCTGTATCTTGTTCTTTGGAGTTTTCATTTGTGTAAAAATCTTCTGGAGTAACAAATTCCTCAAAATCTGTTATGTATTCGACATACCTTTTTATTTTTCCGTTTATGCGTCTTTCAACTATTAACCAAAGTTGATCAAACGCGTTAGGACGTGGCATAATACCAGAGCTAATAACTTTTGCGCCATTTCCCCCTATATGCGTTCTGTGCCAACCAGCTACGTCCTCTGTTTCATGATATGTTAATCCTAATAAAACCCCATTCTTTTTAGGGATCCAAAGAATATCCGGACGTCCTTGCTGAAATGCTATCTCACGACATCCGCCAATTGTTATGGTATCTGCTATTAAATTTTTATCAACAGATTTATATGAATCGTAAACCAAATCGTATTCCAAACAACGCAAAATCAAGCTGCCTTTTTGCAAATAAAAAAGCAAATTGCCTTTAGGGATTGGTTTAATACCCTCACAGCCATAAGAATCAACCGGCCTAACTATCGGTAATGTTTCCGCGCTAAATGCGTTATCATAACCGTCAGACGGCACCAATCTTAATAATCCGCTTTCCGTTCCAACAAGAAAATATCTGTTATTTACAGCAAGCCATTTAACTACGATAACCTTGCCGTCCGCAGATGAGATATATAGCTTTATTGCGTCATTAGCAAGTGTACCTGTTGTAAAATCGTCATATCTGGTATTTCCGGTTTTAGAATCCGGGCCACGACTCATAAGAACTAAATCGGGCTCATTTTCAAAAGCGGAATATATCAAACGTCCAGCTCCGTCAAATGCAACGGCGCCCGGATATTTGCCTTTTTCGGTCATGTAATCCGCTATACGTGAAAAAGTGTTAAACGTCCAATTAGTATGCGACGTTCTTGTTAATTTTCTTGGCGGATAGCCTGGATGTACGATATACATGGTATCGGTATTTTGCGAGTATTGTATTTTTCGCAAATAGTCCATTATTTCCTCATCCGATAAATTTTCTACATCTTTATACGGCGTAGCAACTTCGACAATCTTATTTAAAATGCCGCCCGATATATAAAGCATTTCCGTTGTATCAATCGGTTCGTTTTCGTCATTGTATAACTCAAATGTATTTGTGGTAACGTTTTTAACAATGTATGATTTTCCATTTAATAAATTCATACCTTTTACGGAATTGATAAAAACTTCATCCTCATTAGAAAACCCATGACCATTACAAGTTACAACAGCTGGATTAGCTGCGGTTATGCCTGTAATATCCTTGTTATCATGGACGATAATACCACCGTCTTTATAGAATCGGAAATAACCCGGCGTAACTTCTATTAAATATGCTTGCTTATCTGAAAACTGAAAAGGGATAAAACGCCCTAAAGAATTACGGCGCGTAGGATTTACAAATCTAGTTCCAGTTCTATATTTTACCGGTCCTGTAGTTTCCAATACAAAATTCTCTAATCTTTCACAGCCATTAGCGTATACTTTAATATCGCCACGTGCACGAACAGAGGGGCATAATTCGCCCCCTACAAAATTTCTTAAAGTATTATTTACCAATGGCATAAGATTATTCGCCCTCCTTTTCTTCATCTTTCGCCCATACTACCGGACGAAATTCTGATTGAGGGTATCCAGTTCTACGTCTTGCACGGCCATATTTTGATCGCTGAATACGTATTGGCGGTTTTTCTTGTCCGTCAATAGATACTATTTTAGCCTCCTCCAGCTCAATTTCTTTGTATAATCTTTCCATTACCGTTTGTTTTTGCGTAAAACGATATGCCATGTTTGCTGCTAAATAGCAAACTAAAAGATGTTTAAAGCCGCTATCGAATTTTTTAACATCAGTTACTCTACTGATATACTTTAATTTTAGTGAATCAGCACCGTTAGAATTAAGCAAAATATACCCACCGGCCAAATCATATTGCAAGGCGTTAAGATCCTCGCGCCCATTTATTGCTAATAAGCGCACAAAATCCGACGGTAATTTATACGCGTCGGTAAAATCAAATTCCGGGGTTGCCAATTTATCACGTGGGATACTTTTGCGCGTTATTGCAAAATTCCAAACGTAGCGCCTCAATAAGTATTCCAGAGTATCTGTATACCACCGCGCGCATACTTTTTCGTTTTCTGTCGTAGGATTATTGATATTACCAATATCCGCGCATTGTCCCAATTTATCTAATGCTAAATTGCATATTTCAACTTCTGTCTGTGCCATAGGTCCTCTTTAGAAAAAGGCGCACTATTAGCGCGCCTTTTGACTTTATCATACTTCGCAATGTTTAACCTTGAACAAAGTCCGCAACGATAATAGCTGTACCGGCTTTCGTAGCTGCGGTTTTCAAAGTAAGAGCTATATCGTAACCGGCGTCTTTGTCGCCAACATTATGGCCGGCAAGCTCATAAACTTTTTTACCGTAAGTTTCAACAGTTAAAGCATTTAACCCGTTTACTGGAGTCCCAACGCCGGCAGCTGTAGCAAAAGATACGGCCGCACCTAATGCGTCGGCGTCGTAAACTTTTCCGCCAATGCCCTCCTCGTAAATTCCCAGGTCAGCAGTGGCCGCAGTAATTGCCTCTGTAATCACTTTTACAGATACAGGGATTAAGTTTGCACCGGCTTTAAATAGTCTGTAAATTGTATTTGCTGTATCTTCTGTATTAAATACAACTTTTTGTATCATGGTAACTGTTTTGTTTCCGGATACATTTACAGATTCCGCCAATTTATCTTGTGCAATCCTCTCATTAACATATACATCCTTTACGGATGTTGTTGTTGTAGGTGTTGATTCTGTCATTTTGTTTCTCCTGTTATATTAAAAACAACAAGGCAAAAGCCGCGATTAAGCGGCCGTTGCTGTTGTTAATACTTTTTGTACTAACTTGCCCTCTGTACGGACCGCGCCCATTTCGACAATCATCTGTACTTGGTGTGTTTCGTAGTAATCTTTTCTCTCTGAAACATCAAATTTCGGAGTGAGAGAAACGCCAACCACGATACCCCTTGTAGACGCTGCAAAACAAGAACGTACATTGGATGAGTTTACTTCAAGCATAGGCTTTTTAGCCTTGCCGGCGTATTTGATAATGTCAAAACCAACAGCGTTTTGGATTTCGCCTTTATCAATTACATAGCTGCGAGAGTAATCCCCGGATACTAATTTTGTTTCTGACATTAAATCCGTGTGCTCATCACCGGCAATACCTAAAACAAATTTTTCCGGCATATCATTACCGACATCTGCGTCAATGAAATTCTGTTTGATTTCAAGTAACTTTTCATAAGTCAAGCCGCTTGTAGCGTCGACTGTAAGAACACCGTCCTCTGCTGCGGTGATTCTATCATCAAAGTTACGCCCTGTGAGAACATCTGAAAACATTGCCTCAACGCATAATCTATCAAAGCGTCTTTCGATACCCATAACGATAGCTTGCGCGTATTGGTTAGTAGGATCTGTCAACATACCCCTAACGTCGGCACTATCAACCGGGATTGTTACTTCAAATCTTCTACGTGCAATCTTACGTCTTAAATGTTCAATGTCTGTAAATTGTACCGGCTGTACTCTGCCTTTAATTTCTCTTGCTTCAACTGTTCCGATACCGTCGTATGCTGCGTTATCACCTTTCATAGGGATTACAGTTACGTAAGGACGTAGTCTGGCTTTCCTTTGTTGTGATTGAATATGCACAGTATCTAAAAATTGCGTAATTAAAGCGTTATCTATGGATTCGCCCATTTTTTTTACCTCATTATTTTGTTTTGTGTTCGACATTTCGGTAAACGCTACCCGCGTAACGGACGTAACCTACATTTATACGGTGATGTACCCGGATAAGATTATTATCATCAAGCGGACCATAAAGGCTACCCACTGATTTAATTATTTACTTTTTTAAAAAAAATTACAAGGGTTTACAAACTTTTTTATAGTTCCGTAAACATGCGTAAATATGCGTTAAACAAATAAAAAAAACACGCCAGTATACCCGGCGTGTTTTTATCGTAGGGGTATGTTACCTATTTTTTCTGATTTACAGATGAAAAATTACTATATAAATCCTGTACTTTTTGTTTTTGAGCCTCATAACCAGGATCAAATGGATCCATACTGGATAATTTTGCTAATTCTTTCTGGGCCTCTTGTCTTAATGTTTGCGGGTTTTGCGCACCTTTTGTATTATTTCTTAATGCGCTCAAGTCGTCTTGCGAGATGTATTTATCAGATACACCCTTTAGTACACTAGCCATGATTATAAGATTTTTATTATCCATATTCTGTAAATGCGGTTTTAATGTTTCTGGGGTAAATTCTTGTATCAATGCTTTAGCTACATTTTGCACATTTTCCCTGTCATTGCCCCAGGTTTCATTTGCTATATTATCAAAATCAACATCTGATAACTGCTGTTGTTTTTGCTGTTCCGCAACTTGGTCTATAAGCTCTTTATGTGATTCAAGCATTATTTCATCATAGCGTTGGTTTATAATTTTAGCTTGATAAGGCGTTACGCCAGCGTCATAGAACATTTTTTTAATTTTGCCCTCAACGTCTGCGTTATGTAAGTTTTTCACATTATCCGGCAAGCTAGAATTGTCCAATTGGTAATCATCCGCCGATTTTAAACCTACACGCCCCCTAAATTCGGTCCACTCCTGTTCTGTAGCATTTTCCCCAGGGACTAAAGATTTTTTACCTATCATTGACTCCATGTTGTTTATTTTTTCAAACATTTTTTCCGGGGTAGTCAATTCTTGCATAAAACCTTTATCGGCGTAGTTTTTTCCGTATTCGCTTTTAAAAGCCTCAAAATCGAAATCCCCGCCAGTTCCCCCGGTGCCACCGTCGTTATTACTTGTTCCGCCACCAGTTCCTCCAGCGCCTCCGCCATTAAGCATATCAGATGTAACTCCGCCGCTACCGGTTCCGTCTTGACCGTCATTATCTGCAAAATAACATGGTCCTATTGCCGCAATTCCTTTTTTAAACATTTTTGTCCTCCTCATATTCAATCTGTTTCAAAAATTCCACATCAATAAATTGTCTTATTCTGTGGTAAACGTCTTTTCGAGCCTCATTGTAAATAGATCCGATTGGGTTAATATCACATGTCTGCGGATTCATCACAAGAGAGGTTTTTGCAAAACCGCAATCACGTTTTAGATAACGTAATACCGTTTTACCGTGTTCAGTTTTTGCGATTCCATTAAACGCACGGCGTAATTTTTCATATTCAGCGCTTTGTGCGTTTTTTGTTTCTTTCGTTTTTTCTGTCATTTTATGCTGCCTCCGATTGTTGCATTGCGTTCATTTGCGCAACATTTCTGCCTATTTCGCTTTGTTGTCGCGCCATTTCCATTTGCGCAAGTTGCTGTTGTTGCTGTGCCCTTGCGTCCCTAATCTTTTTAACGGTTACACTGGATTTAATTAGATCCATTGGCGCACCGCTTAATTTTGCAACTCTGCTAATCAGTTTATCGAAATCCACATTATCCAAAATTTCCGGATTAACTGACGAAACACCCACCGCAAAATTAGCGGTTTCGATTATGCCGCGTAATTCCTCTGATTGCATAGTCCTTTTTGCTGGTGATAAATACGTTAATTCGTAAAAATCTTCACCCCTTATAATTTTTTGTACGATAGCGTCCGGGATATAAACCGGTTGTATTCCTTTTGCTAATAATTCAAAATCGTCGCGACTTCCGGATATAACCCCTAATCTACCACGTTTCATTAGAATATTTAAAGTTCTTTGTATTGTAGGCGTAATAACTTCATTTTCTTGACGTGCATAAAAAGCACCTAAAGACTGGCCCCTTAACGCGTTCCTTAATTGCGCCTCCCCTAGTGTCATGCGGGTTTCGTTATTAAAATCCAAAAGACGGTCCAGATAAAAATGGTTATTGATAGTTTCTTTTAATGTATCAATATGTGTGTATGAGCTTTGCAGCTCCCCAACTGTATAAAGCGGCTCTATCGGTTTACCTGTATTTAATCGTCCTGTAACAGAGAAAACCGTAATACCTCCGGCAGAGGTGTCTATGTTTCCACCCCCTAAAGCCCCGTCATCATATACAGCCATAGGCGGATCCAATTGCTTTTCTGTAGCAATCATTATCGCCTCTCTTACGGCGTTAATTTCAAGAATATCCGCCATTGCAACCATGGCCGGGGAGCGTCCATAAATTTCGCCTGGGACTTTTGAAAACCTACCTACAAAAATTGGCATTTCCTCAATACCGCTTTCTTTAAGAATTTTACGCGTCCCCATTTCTATATGTATTGACGCGATAGGCATATCCTTAACGCCCTGTTTTCTAGGGTTTCTATCAATTCTCGGCTCTATAACATGCAAGATTTTAATTTTATTCTCAACTTGTCCGTTATCAAAATCTTTACGCGCATTTGCCGGTAAATTTTCGTAACCATATATTTTTACAGCATTTCTCACGGTCATTTCTAACTCTGAAAAAATAGTGTCAATAAATCCGTCCGGGCCCTCATCCACGTACATATCTTTAATGCTCCAGGCCTTATATCTTATAGGGACTGTAGTATCTTCGTCTTTTTCTTCTACGTAAATACCGCTTATGCCGTATGCGCCTTGATCAGTCATATATTCATCAAGAGCGGTTTGTAATCCGGCCCTTGTATTATCCATGACTGAATACATTTGAGCGTTGACATATTCAAAATAGCTTTTTATTTCTTCTGTATCCGGTGTGTCCCACGTGCGGCCAACAGAAAAAGTCCTAGGACCATTCGGCCATATATTATTAACCATAACATTAGCCATAATCCCATTAGCGCGTTGCGCCGTATTATCGAAAATATCCTCATCTGCAAAAATTCCCGCATTAGGTACGCCATGCCCGTCGAATTTTCGATTATAGACATATTCACTTATAAGACTATATAACCCTTTTAAACTTTGTTTATTTGTTTTCAACGTTTTAAATCGGTTAAAAATATTATCAATTCTAGCATTTGCCATGTCGCACCTCCTCTCTTTTAGCTTGCTAATAATGATCTGCGGCCCACTGTTGCATTTCCTAACAATCCGCTGGAGCCATTACTATACAACGCCATTGAACGGGTTTTATTAGTGCCTGTTTCATTTGATGATTCAGAGCTTGCGCTATCCGTTGCGGACGCCCCACCCATACCATTTTGCTGCATAGCGCTGGCCGCTTTTTGCGCGCCTTTTGCTTTTCCCATACTATGCGCTACGGCTGCTGTACCGCCTACAACAGCTGCGGCACCTACCGCGGTTGCTACACCACCAACTACTGCCGCTGTACCCGCGGAAGCTCCTAATGCTGTACCAACTGCTACAAAAACTGGAATTAAGGGTGCCATACTGATACCTCCTGTTTATCTTTTCTAAATTTATTACGTTTACTAATTGTTTTTAGAGGCCCTTTGCCTCTGCTGTTATCTTCAACTTTTCTATACCTGTTTTGTGTTTCCCCATTAGCTTTTCTTACAGGGTACGCAAAAGTTAAAATCGTTGCGTCAAACAATGTAGGCGAACGCCCATAAACTTTTCTAATATCGTCTTTTGATACAAGTTTAAATTTATTATTAGACGTTTCGATTTCTCGCGGAACACATAAGCAATCTGTATAAAATTGGTCTGTGTCTGGTACGGATTTATTTCCCTCCTCAATCCAATATTTAAAAGTTATGCCCATTTCTGCGCGTTTATTCAAATACTTATCATCTTCAATAGGCCCCTCGGAAAAATCTACCGTTTGTACTTTATCCCTATACCCGCACTCCCACATACGGCTTGCTATCTGATACCCATAACCGTTATCGATAAACATTTTATCAACACATAAAGTATCAATAAGTCGCATACAAATACCAGCGAATCTCATTGGATCCATTTCATCACGATAAATTTTATATCCTTGAATAATATCGCCACGTCTAAAAACAATGCCGGCCTCATCTTTACCGCTGCCCTTTGGATCTACCCCCATAATGAGAGGAGCCATTGGATTAGCCGGCATTTTTCGAGTTCTTGCGTCTTGTAATTTTTCTGCGCTAATAAGCGGATCCCCGGATGTTTGGAAACACTCATCAATCGTTGCCGGATATTCTTGCTTAAATTTCCATTCACTTTTTAAATTTTCTATCTTTTTGCGACGCCAATATATCTGCTCATCATCAAGTTTAAAACGCTCCTTGTATTCCTGTTCCTCTGGAGTTATAACAAAATTTTCCGGCAATTCCCGTCTGTATTCATCCATCCAAAACCACGGAATAAATACACACTCAAAATCGCCAATCCCCTTAATGGCGTCCATACAAGTTTGATAAAACCAATTACCAATGCCGTTCCCGGTAGATTCTACAAAAATCTCGGTGCCAGCCTCATCCGATACAGCTTGTATAAGCCCTGTATCTATCTCGTCTGTTTTATCAAAAAAAGCGGCCTCGGATAAATGTAATTGATGAGCTGTAAACCCTCTACCTACATCCCCGCTACCCGCTGTACCTACCGCGTACTCGCTACCGTTTTCAAATACCAATTGTCGTGAGTTATCAACAACAACTTTAGGTTTAATTGCGTCCGGGCAATTATTGTGGTATCTTTCCGCCATATCAAAAAGTTTGTCCGTTGTTTTTGCTTGGTGCGAAAGAATAAAAGTAAGACGGTTATTTAATCTGTTATTTTTATGATAAAAACGTCCAGATACGTACGTACTAACGCCTCCCTGTCGCGCTTTCGGAATTATTAAACGAACGCGCCCAGTTCTGCGTAATTGCTCTTGTGCTTTAGCGTGTATATATGCTTGAGCCTTATTTAATTCAAACGGCACTAACTTCCCGGATTTATCAAGAACAGACAAACAATGTTTCGCAAAATACGCGAAATCGTTTGTTAATCTTTCATGTATCCTTAAAGCTGTTCCGCTTAATTCACTCATTTATTACAACCGTCCTTTTTAGCCATAAGCTCCAGATATTCTGGATATGTAAGACTCATTGATGTACTTTCAACACTTTGTTTCGGTTTACCCAGTACCCTATCAAGTAAAATTTTAGCGGCGTCTAAATCGCCTTGCGCTGCGCGCTCTGCCATTCTTACCCACATAACTTCCGCATTAGACATCCCCTCAAAACGTGGCTCAATAATGTTCATGCCTAATTCTTCGTTATATTCACCCTCATACGGTAAGGATAAAGCCGTTGTTGCCAATTGTTTAACAGAAGAAGGGTTAATGTCTTTGTAAGCCGGTTCCGGCATGCCATTAACCCATTTAATAATTGCGGCTTTTGCTATTGGTGCATTAGTCCCCATTATTAGCGTCTGCGCCCTCTAATCCCAAAAGATCAGCGGCGTCGACTTCCTCCTCTGTTTCGTCATTGGCGGTATCTTTTTCGCTATTTCCGTCTTGTTCTGCGTTGTTTTCCGGAATATCGTTTAAATCATTTAAAGACTTATTAAATTCATAGGCCTCTACATCAGACTTATAAATTTCCTTAAAGCCCTCCGGATCTTCTTCTGCGCGAATAATTGCCTCACGTAATCGAGTAATATCACCCTCATAAACTGCTACATCAATACCCAATTCTTGTTTTTTAATGTAAGATTTTAACTGGTTTGTGTTCATAGTAGCAATTGACGTAGGCGCTGTTTCAGCTCCGGATAAGTCCACAACATTAGTAATTGTTTGAGTTCTTACACGTTTAAAATCCGGATACTTTGCAATCATCATCCTATACAAAGCGTCATTAGTACGGTTTAAACCGGTTTTAAATAATGATAAGGCTTTAGGTGTTGCGGCCGGAAAAACTACATCTAACGAAAAGTTTTTTACTTGCTCCGCGGTATCCTTTGAGCCTGTGTAATACTGTCCGGCAAAGGAATACTTTACGCCTTTTTTCTGTTTGTTCGACATTTGAGATCTCCTTTTTACTAAAAGGCGCCCCATTGTTTTTAAACCAACAGAGGGCGCCTCCGTTTTTGTGTTCGACAAAATTTTTACTATCATTATAAACGCCGTAAACCTTATTTATCAATCTTTTATAAAGTTTATTTGAGTTTCGTAAATCCTCGTAAATATACATAGTTGAAAAATTTTTTTTGTAATTTTTTTTTGAATCATTAAAAAATTTAAGAGGCTAAATTTGATAGGTAGTTAATAAACAGTGGGGCCCCTCCCCTGTAGAGGCGCGGGGGCCACGGGGTTGCTATAGGGGTTAAAAAGAGGGGGACCCCTAACGCTTACGGCATTTTTCAATAGCAAAAGGTCAAGCCTCCGGCATTTTTTCAAGTGCATAAAGCTAAAAATGGCGCAAACTCGCGCGGTCATTAGCTTATAAGGTCATTAGCATTATTTGTATATCGGGGCAATATTTAACATGATATGTAATAAAATGAAAAATGCTAAAAAGTAAAATCAAGCTATGAAAGGATTACAGCCTAATATTGTATCGTTTCGATAGGTAACGATAACAAATATTATGTAACACTTTCGCATAAAAAACAAAAGCGCTAGATAAAGCATTTTATAAATCTTACATCTTTTATAGCATATTTTGTAAAAAATGTAAAGCCGCTAAAAAATTTATAAAATAAAAAACGCCTTACCTATCTTACATCTAAAATTTAAAAAATTTTATACGTACAAAATTTAAAAAGCTCTCAAAAACCACTATTTTATAAATATTATTATTAACTTTTTAATGTAAGATATGTAAGAAACCATTTAAAACTATTTATTTTATTGGGTTTTATACCTTACATATCTTATTACATATCCGGCACGCCTTACCCCTTTTAATATGTAAGATTTATAATGGCCGCGCCTTACACATCTTAATAAATTTTAATAATTAAATACTCTTACACATGCCCGTTAAAATATATATGTAAGGTTGTAAGATTAAAAACTGTTTCAAATAATTTAATATAACTTAATTATTATGTTTTGCCCTATTGACATATCAAAGCGCGTAAATTATAATTAAGCAAAATGAATAAATAAAAGGTTATTAACCGCATATTGGCACTGGCGCAATCCGTAACCAATCGGGCCAGGATAGATATAAAAAAGCGCGTTGATGAGTGAAACCGGTCTTAATCCGATTTTTTGCTTATTGGCGCGCTTTTTGCTTATTTATTCATAGTCGAACACAGAAAACAATTAAATATTTTTAACGCTGGCGGCTAAACCAAAGGGAAAGGCGCAAAGCATAGCAATGCGCCTAATATTTTTGTCGAACACAAAAAACAAAAAGTGAGGCAACATGCCAAACTTAACGCTTTTCGTGGTTACATACATCTTAATCTATAAAATTAAAAAAATCAATCATGATTAAGGATAATTTACGAGGATTAAGGCAATAAAGAAAAGCAAAACGCCCACAGCCGCCGGCAGTAGGGCGTTTTTTCGTACCTTGAAAATTTAATATAACTTAAAAATTCTCACTTTCAAATATTAAGCGGGGACTATTTCCCCGCTTTTTTCCAGTCTATTTCGTAGCCTAATAGCTCCGCAATTTCTAAAACTTCAACATATTTAATTGTACCACGTTTAAATTTTTGCGATAAACCCTGGACACTCTCCGGGCGCTTGCATTTTTCTACTATTAGCGCGGCAAGGTCCGACATGGTCAGACCAGACGCGGCAATATATCCGCGTATCTGATTTTCAATGACTCGCGCAGCGTCTTTATTTACGACCGGTTTTGTCATAAATACCTCACTTTCTTGTCTTTTTCATACTGTAACAATTTTATATTAAACTATTATATTAAAAAAATCAAGCGTTATATTAAGAAATGTAACATAAAAGTTTAACATAACACTTGACAAATTTAATATAACAGTTTAAAATTTTAATATAAGGATTAAACGAAATGCGAAAAATAAACCAAAAAGAACTATTAAAAAGCGTTTCCGGTTATCAAATCCAGATAATAACCGACACAGACAAAAAGGTTATTGAGGCCGGGGAATTGATAAAAAATTATTTAATGCAATTGGCCCGGACCGATAAAGTAAAAAATATTAGTTATTACAAAAAATAATTGTCGAACAGAAAAAACAGAAAGTGAGGACACCATGACAAACAATTTAGACAAAATCAAAGCAATGGATTTAATCAACCAGGCATTAACGGAGCCGGGCAAAGCTTTAGCGGCTTACCGCGCATTTCACCGTTTTAGCCTTAATAATTCAATGCTTGCAATGTATCAATTAGCAGCGCGCGGGATAGAAATATCGCCAATAAAAACATTTAAACAGTGGCAAGAATACGGCCGCAGCGTTAAAAAAGGCGAAAAAGCAATTGCGCTTTTAATGCCTATGCTAATTAACATCAAAAAAGAGGATGAGGAAACCGGCGAAATAAAAGTTACAGGCCAGCGCAAAATCTTTTTACCTAAAAATTACTGGTTCGCTTTATCTCAAACAAAAGAATATAAAACAGATAAAAAGAACACGAATAAAAAACTTGAAAATGATGTTCTTGAATGGAATGTTAAAATGGCGCTTAAAACTCTTAAAATCAAACAAATAAAATTTAATAGCGTAAATGGCAATGCGCAAGGGTACGCAAATAAAAACGGTATAGCAATAAACCCCCTTGCAGCTTTCCCGATAAAAACAGCAATACACGAAATCGCGCATAAAATTTTGGGGCACGTTGAGGAAATAGAAAGCAACGCTATAATGGACCGCTCTATTATGGAGGCCGAGGCAGAAATGACAAACTATTTAGTAATGGCCTCTTTAGGTTTAGACGGTTTAGAACATGCCCGCAACTACATACAAAATTGGTTAAGTGGTCAAAAATTCCCGGAAACAAGCGCGCAGAAATGTATTACAGCGGCTAATAAAATCCTGGACGCTGGAAAAATCGAAAAGAAAGCAGAAAAGAAAACAAGAAAGGCGGCTTAAAATGGAAAAATTAAGAGAAATTTTAATAAAAGAATATGACATAAACCATTTAACGCTTGATATTTTAGACGAATTTTCAAGAGTGAATGAGAAAGCGGCCGCGGATTTTCTAAAAAGATTATTTAAACGCGACATGGTAAATATTAAAAAGTATACAGGGGGTAAAAATGTTTAAAGTTTTTATTATAGGCACTAACGGAAAAGAGGTTGAGGCGGCAACATTTAAAACTAAAACAATAGCTATAACATACGCCGCGGGTATAACATCATATTTCATTGGTCGAGGTTATAACGGCATAAAAACAGACATAAGAAAATATCGCTGATGAGTCTTTGAAAATTAAGACGAAACGCGGACACGTTCCCCGGTCCGCGTCCGGTATAAGTCGAACATAAAAAATGAAAGTGAGGTAATTATGAAAATCAAAAAAGATTTAAAGGACTATTTAAACAACAGTTTAGAGGGTATGGCCGAGAGTCATTTAGACGCCTGGAAAGATAGGTATTTTGGCTATACTAAAAAACGCCTGGAGTGGGATTTAGAATTAAACCATGATGACTCTTTAGAAATTGAAAGCGCAGAAGAAATGCTAAAAAGAAAGTTATCAGATAATGAAAAAAATTATCTTGTTAAACAATTTCATAAAGAAATCATAAATCAGTATGTTAAGGATTAAGGGGGCTAAAATGTCGAAAATATTTGAAATTAAAAGCGGAGCCGCAACAAAAGAATTTACGCTGGATTATGACAGATTAAAAGATAAATACTATTTGAACATTTGCGCCTATGGCGAAATGTGGACAGAAACTTTTTTCGGTGATTATGCACTTAAAGAATATTTACGGGACATGTGGCAGTTTTCGGATGAGCAATTAAACGAACTGTTAAACAAAGTAAATGAAATAGGGTTAAAAATCTGCTGATGAGTCTTTGAGAATTAAGACGAAACGCCCAGGCCGGGCGTCCAGATGTCGAACATAAAAAGAAAGTGAGGACGAAATGCAAACATTACTACAAGAAAGAAAAGAAAGCATTTTAAAAACAAATGCTTTTTATTGGGTGAGTTTTAACCCGCATGAAAGATTAAAAAGGTATGCGCAAGATTTTGAAATAGAACAGAACGAAATTAAAAATCTATGCGAAAAATATGGCGTTGATAGCGAAAGGATTTTAAAAAAGCATTATGATTTAACTATGAAATACTTATGCGCTGAATCAAGATGTGCAAGCGCGGCAATTACGGGACCGGCAAAATTCCCCGTAGCAAAAATGGAAAAAAGAAACAATATCGCACATAATCATTTACAAAAATTATGCGATTATACTAAAAATATTGAAAAATTGTTAATAAGAATTACCCGCGCTAAAAAAACCGAGGCTGAAAAAATCCAGGAATGGGAAAAACAAGTCGAGGCTTTAAAAGCCCGTCATGAGATAATGAAAAAATACAATAAAGGGGTTTTATCTTATGATGAATTACCGCCGGATATGAAAAAGCATATTGATTTTATAAAAAGGAATTACCCGCAATTAAAAGCTAATTTTACGGGCTATAAATTGACAAATAATTTAGCAAATATTAAAAGATTAGAAAATCAAATATTATTAGCACAGCGTACAAAAGAAACTAAAAAAGATACAGGATTTAATTTTAACGGGGGCCATGTTTCTTTTGATGATGTTGAAATAAGATATAACATTTATTTTGATAATATCCCGGATGTTGAAATTAGAACAAAATTAAAACAAAACGGGTTTAAATGGTCCCCTAAACGTAAGGCCTGGACGAGAGGGGCAAAAACAATAAGCATAGATAAGATTAAAAGCATACTAATATAAATCTGCTGATGAGTCTTTGAAAATTAAGACGAAACGCCCGCCAGGGCGTCCAGATGTCGAACACATAAACAAAACAGAAAGCGAGGACAAAATGAAAAACATTATTATTGTTATTTTGCTTATTTGTATTTGCGTTATTTCCTTAAAATATAACGATTTACAAGACAAGCACATGAGTCTATTACAAGCTATAGAGGAGGAAATTTTATAAATGTATACTTATAAAAAAATACCCAGTAGGGCCCGCGGGTTTAGTTTTGCACAGCTTGTTATAATAGCCGATACGATACTAAAAGAAGTAAACCAAATAGGGGCTGATTTAATGCTTAATAAGCAGCATAGAAAAGACATTATAAGGTATATAGACATGGGCCGGTATAAAGAGCCAATTAAACATGTCAAGGCTGGTTATAGTGAATATATAGAGCCGTGGGAAACAGTAAAAACTGGTAGTTTTTTTGGTACGGATATAATAAAGCCGGCAACAATAAAAATCCAAATAAATACTTTTAAATTAGAAGTTGTAAAATCCGCGTATGCAATAAGGGAATTATTTAAGAGGCTAAATATAGAAATAATCGAAATTTAAAATCTTATAAAAAATAGAATAGAGGAGCGACGGCGCCCCTGACGGTTTTAAAAATCGTTAGGGGCGTTTACGTTGCCCCCTCCTATCCATATCTAAAAAGTTAATCAGTTAAAAAATAAAGGAGTAGGCATTATGGCACAAAAAAATTACACATCAGAAAGAAACGATTATAAGACACCGCCGAGCGTATACAACACTATACTAACTTTTGCAAACAGATACGCATTTGATATTGATGTCTGTTGCAGTGAGGAAAATATCCCCGCAATCAGACATTATATTGACGGCATAGACGACGGTTTAAAACTCCCATGGATTGGCAGCTGTTTCCTTAACCCGCCTTTTAAATATGCAGAAAAATGGGTAAGGCGCGCCGTCGATCAAGTTGCAAAATCTAAACTCACAGAAACCGAGGTATACGCAGTATTACCAGCAGACAGGTGTGAAACCAAATACTATCAAGAATGTATAATTAAAAACCCGCATTGTTGTTTTGCTTTTTTACCTAAAAAAATTGGTTTTATAATTCCCGGACAGGAGCAAGAGGAGCTAAAAGCAAGTCAAAAAATTATGATAGCTATATTTTCAAAACGCGCAGCTGAAATCGCTTATACATGGAATTTCTTTGGGGGCGGCCGGTTTAAAACAAACGCATTTCTAGGTAAAAAATACGAGGGGAAAGAGTAATGGTTAGATATTATAAAATGCCTAAAAAGTATTTGAGAGGTCGTCGGCATAAAGGCAAATGCGAACAATGCGGCCTTAAAACAAATGATTTATATAGCTATGTTGACGAAAGTAACGTGGCTATAACATACCACTCACCATATCTATGCGAAAAATGCTACAGAGAGAAATACGGGAGGTAATTATGGACAATTTAAAAAAATGGGACGCATTGCATACCACATTACTGTTTGGGAAATATAAGGGCGAAATTATCGAAACTGTATTAACAGAAGATCCCTCATATTTGCAATGGTTATTAGAGGTATCCACACAAGGGGCGCTATTAGAATCTTTAGAAACAATAAAAGAAGATATAGCGCAAGCTGTGGCATTGGAACGAGAAAACGAGTTGGAGGCGTGGGCCGGATTTCCGGATCCAGTTTACGATTAGTTACATACCACTTGAAAAATCAAGCAAAGGAGTAAATAATAGATATATGAAAATCTTTAACATTTTAATTATTTTTTGTTTTATGATTTCACCGGTGTATGCAGCTGCGCAATCTCAAAGTGAAATTATACAAGGTTTTACAGGCAATCAGATTAAGAATGAAAAAACACAAAAGGCAGAACATGACGAGCGTTTAGATATTTTAAAAGAATCTAACAGGCGCCCGTTATGGAGTGCTCAACAAATGGACGAAATGGCAAGAGAACAGGCTAAAAAGTCCCCGGAGCTTAACGGTCCGGATATTTTATATATGATTCCTTTAAAACTGTAAATTTTTATTAAAGCTATTGACACGCGTTAATTTTCGTAGATAATAGTTATATGAGGCAGTAAGCCTCTTTTGTCGAACACAATTTAATACTTTTCGGAGGACATTATGGCACGAGTTTTTAACGGTGTCCTACATCTCACTTCCGCAGAAATGGCAGAGCAAAAGGGCGGTACGCAAGCTATGTGGAGCCATTATGCAAGGACTAACAAAGTCCCGGCGGTAAAATGGGTTGATGAAATATGGTATTTCAATCCAGAAGAAGTGGACAAAGTTGGGTTAAAATCCAATAAATATGTAGGTCAAGCTGTAAATGAGAGAGTGTGATAGAAACAATTTAATTACGGGGTACGTAGACGCGGGCTATACTTTAACACCGCTTAACGGCAAAATACCTCTTAATAAAAATTGGGTAAAAACTGAATACAATCCCTTTTTAAGTGCGGAGGATATAGAGGAAAATTACGGCGTAGTTTTGCGCGCTGATGATTTAATTGTCGACGTGGATCCTCGACGCTTTCCGGAGGGTGCGAATGTCATTGAACAGTTTGCAAAAGATTTAGGAATTTCCTTTAATAACACTTTTATTGTTAAAACTGGAGGGAATGGGCTGCATATATATTTTAAAAAACCCGCGGACATACCTATCAGAAACGCATTAAAAGAATATCCAGGAATTGAGTTTAAATCTTTTGGTCAACAAGTTGTTGGCGCTGGATGTATTCACCCAGAAACAGGAAAAGAATATAAATTATTAAATAAACCTTTTGCACCGGTTCAGGCCCCGGACGCTTTAATACAAGCAATACGACGCGCGGACATTGAGCTTGATAAAAATCCAATTGCTTTTAATGATAGCGATCAAAACATACTACGCTACATTAAGTATTTACAAAGTGCTCCAGCTGCAATAGAGGGGCAAGGCGGCGATACCTTAACTTTTAAAACGGCTTGCAGAGGGCGGGATTTTGCATTATCAGCACAAAAGACTTTTGAGCTTATGGCAGAACATTGGAATCCTCGTTGTATACCGGTGTGGGAGTTGGAAGATTTAAAAAAGAAAGTCGATAACGCATATACATATAATATTGATAAAATCGGTAAAAACACAGCTGAAAACGATTTTAAACAATTTAGTATTGATGAGGATACAATTGGCGAACATGAAGAAGAATTACGCTGGGATGTAACCAAAAATGACGAATTAAAACCTACAATAAGAAATGCCGTAAACTATCTTTTATGTAAAGAATACCCGCTATTAGGGATTTTGAAATATAACGATTTTACTAACGATATAACTTTTGTAAAACCAGCACCGTGGCATAACGGGAAAAAATTAGGCGCCTGGACTGATTCCGACGCTGTAAACTTTAAATATTGGTTAAGTCGCGTAAGATGTTTCAATGTTTCTACGCAATTATGCCAAGAGGCGGCTATTATTGCGGCTGAAAAATTTAGATTTCACCCGGTTAGGGATTTTCTTAAAACTCTTGAATGGGACGGAACACCCCGCCTCGATACATGGCTTATAGATTACGCCGGAGTAGATGATAATGTCTATACAAGAGCGGTAAGCGCAAAAGTCTTACTAGGTGCGGTGGCTCGTGTAATCAATCCGGGGATTAAGTTTGATACAATGCTTGTTTTAGAGGGCGAGCAAGGTATTGGAAAAAGTACGCTCATAAGCATTTTAGGCGGTGAATGGTACGGCGATATAGGAATTACCGATAACGATAAGGATACAATAGACGCAATGCGCGGAAATTGGATAATTGAAGTGTCGGAAATGGTATGTAGCCGCAAAGTCGATACTGATAAATTAAAATCTTTCTTATCAAAAACAACGGATCGCGTAAGACTTGCTTACCGTCGAAATGCAGAGGACTACCCACGTCAAAGTATTTTTATCGGGACTATTAACCCGGAGGAGGGTAGCGGATATTTAAAAGATACAACAGGTAACAGACGTTTCTGGCCAGTAACTTGTAAAAAAGTTGATTTTGAGGGCTTAAAAGCTGTTCGTAATCAGTTATTGGCTGAGGCACAAAGCAGATATTTTAGAGGTGAAAAATTGTATTTAGAGGGAAATATTGCGCGTATTGCAAATGAGGAAACAGAACGACGCAGACAAAAAGACGCCTGGATAGAGCCTATACAGGATTGGTTATTACGCGTAGACATTGAAACAGGCAAACATAGGGACGTTGTAACCGGCAAAGAGATATTGGAGGAATGTATCGGGATCTCTGTAAGCCGTATGACAAACAGAGAATTAAACCGTGTAGCGCAAATTATGGTTAAAGAATTAGGCTGGGAAAAAGGAAAATTCCACCATAAAAAATACAACAAAACAGTAAACGGATACAAATTTAAAAGCTGCGATTTAGCAGAATTAGGATTATAACAGATGAAACAGTTAAAACGATTTCAAAAAAAAGGCGTAGAATTTATGTTAAACAGGAAAACCGCTTTATTGGCGGATGATATGGGGCTGGGTAAAACAGCACAGGCGGCTGGAGTTATTGACCGACTTAACCCTAAACGTGCGCTTATTCTTACCCTTGCCTCTTTGAAAATTAACTGGGAACGCGAAATAAAATCATTTGTAAGTAAAAACTTTAAATATCAAATAATTTTTAAAACTACTGATAAAATAGATCCAAGCGCTAATATCATTATAGTAAATTACGATTTAATCATTTATGAGGATATTAAAAAACAATTAAGAAAGCTGGATTATGACGTTATTATTTTAGATGAGGCGCATAATTTATCAAACATGGACGCTAAACGCTCAAAATGCGTTTATAGTAATAATGGCCTTGTAAGAACAGCGCAACGAGTTTATGCGCTAACAGGCACACCGGTACGAAATAGACCGAAAGATTTTTATATTATGCTTAAAGTATTGGCGCCGGATTGCATAGAGCCATATACAGCTTATGAAGATTATGCGGTACATTTTTGCGGAGCATACCGGGAGCAATACGGAAATCTTAACGACAAAGGCGCGTCCAATATTGAGGAATTAGCGGAACGCATTAAACCTTTTATGCTACGACGTTTAAAAGAGGATGTTTTGGCAGAATTGCCCCCACTTATTGAAAAAACAATTGAATTAGAATTAACACCGGAAATAAAAAAGGTTTTAGATGAAGAAAGCGAGCTGGAGGAAAATATTAACGAATATTCACCTAATAGCGGTCTAGGCGTTCAAGCAACGGTTAGAAGAAAATTAGGTCTTGCAAAATTATCGCAAGTTTATGAATATGTTGAAAACCTATTACAAACAGAAAACAAGATTGTAATTTTTGCATATCACACAGACGTTATAAATAGTATACGCAAACATTTTGCCGGTTATGGCGTTCGTTGCGTCCAGGGCGGAATGGGTGCAAAACTTAAACAAATGGAAGTGGATCTATTTGTAAAAGATAAAAACAGCAGAATATTTTTAGGCCAATTTACCGCTGCCGGGTTTGGGGTTGACGGTTTACAAAAAGTATCAAGTAACATAGTTTTTGCAGAAATAGACTGGGTGCCAGGTAATATGGACCAGGCCAGGGATAGGGTGCGCAGAATGGGGCAAAATAAGCCCGTAGTCGCTCATTATCTGGTTACACCGCAAACGCTAGAGGATAATATATTACAAACAGTTATAAAAAAAGGTAAAGTAATTACCCGATTATTGTCGAACACAAGTAAAACAGAAGAAAAGGAGGAAAACGACATGACAATCGAAATCGAACTAAACAGAATCGCAACAGCTTTAGAGGGTATCGCCGGAATTTTGACGGTCAATGCTTCAGAACTTGCGGAGGCAAAAATGCCAGAGGAAGAACCTAAAAAGAAAGCTCCGGCTAAAAAGAAAGCCCCGGCCGCTAAAGCGGAAACAGTAGAGCCGGCCCCGGTTGTTGATGCAGAAATTGTGCCGGATGTTGACGTAAGCAACGGGTTGGACGATTTATTGGGTGGCGCCGCTCCACAAGAAGAAACAAAACACACTCTTGAAGATGTACGCGTAGCGTTTCAACAATGCGTAAAAAAATTCTCTACACAAGCCGAGGGCGTTGCTAAATGTAAGGAAATACTTACAAAATACGGCTATAGTATGGTCCCAGAAGTAGAGGAAAAGAACTTTGCCGCAATTATCAATGAGTTAAAGGCGGTATAAATGGCACCGAACGGACACAGTACAGTTGGAGCGTCAACATGTGAACGTTGGTGGAATTGTCCGGGGAGCTGCGCATTGTGCGCAAAGCTCCCTCCGGCGGATACTACACGTTACGCAGCAGAGGGCACAGCGGCGCATTGGTTATGTGAACACGTATTAACCAATAAAATCGCTTATAATGCTCAATGGGACGCTACATACATGATAGGGGAGCCAATCGAGGGCGACGATATGCAATTTACCGTAACGGAAGAAATGGCCGACGCAGTAAATCTCTATGTCGATACTATCCTTGAAGATATAAAACGTATCGGTTGCACCCTACGTGGCAGCCTAGAGGTGGAGGGTAAAGACTCATGGCAACATTGGGACAAGAAAACCCAGGAAAGACCTTATCAAAATTGGGTTAATATTGAAAAAGGGTTTGAGTTAAAAGATGTTGACACAGAGGCCCGTGGGACTAATGACGCCTCTATATACAGACCTGGCGAAACTCTTATTGTGTATGACTTTAAATACGGTCAAGGAATTGCAGTAGAGGCCCAGGAAAATAAACAAATGCTTTATTATGCAATCGGCGCAGCTGGTGATAACTTAATGAAATTCAAAAGCATTGAATTGGTTATTATTCAGCCTCGCGCGCAACATCCGCAAGGACCTGTTAGACGTTGGATAACTACACCGGAATATGTTGCACAATTTAAAAAGGAATTGCGCGAACATATAGCGGAAACGAGAAATCCAAACGCAATCACTAAAACAGGTAAATGGTGCCGATTCTGTAATGCTAAAATGATTTGTCCAGCAATGCGCGATAAATCTTACGAAGTAGCAAAAATTGACTTTGCGCAAGCTCCGGAAAAAAATATTTTAAAAACTCCGGATCAATTAAGTAAAGAAGAATTAAAGTTATTTTTAGATAACGCGGATTTGCTAGAAAATTATATAGCACAGGTCAAAGCATACGCATTTAAAGTATTGGATAATGGCGGAAATATTGACGGCTATAAACTCGTTCGTAGCGGTAAAGCCCATAGAAAATGGAACGGCACAGACGAAGATGTAGCCTCAATGTTAGAAATGGAATTGGGTTTAACTCACGACGACCTATATACCAGTAGCCTAAAAACCCCGGCACAGGTTGAAAAATTATTTAAAGGTGCCGCGAAAAAATCCGCAATAGAAGTCGTAAGCGCATATAGTTTTAAACCGAAGGGCGAATTAAAACTTGTACGTGAGGACGATTTGCGGGAAAAACAATTACCGAGCGCTATAACGGATTTTCAAAACGTTAATACGTTAGAGTCATTAGGTATTTAATTTGTCGAACACAGTAAAACAGAAAAAAGGAGAAAACAGACATGGCAAATGGAACTGTAAAAGTAGTAACGCCTATATTTAGGGCAAGTTTTGTAAACGTATTCACACCAAGAAAAAACGAACAATCTGGAAAAGATGAATACTCTATTAAAATGATTTTCGATAAAGACGAAGATTTTACCGATTTAAAGAAAATCATACAGGAGGCTATCAGAAATAAATGGGGTACAAACCCGCCAAAAGGTTTAAAAATGCCTCTAAAAAATGGTAACGAAAGCGATCTTGATAAATACCCAGAGGATGAGGATAAAATTATCGCCAATGCTAAAACTTTGCTGGCGCCTCCGGGAGTTGTTGACGCTCAAATACAGCCAATTATTGATCCGAAAGAAGTATATAGCGGTTGTTATATGAGAGCAACATTAACCGCTTACGCCTACGATAAAGGCGGCGGTAAGGGTGTAGCTTTTGGTTTACAAAACCTTATGAAAGTAAAAGACGGCGAGCCGCTTACTTCAAGAGCAACGGCAGAGAGTGATTTTGCCGCATTTGCCGGAGCTTCCGAGCAAACTACCGATACTGACGATATTTTAGGAATCGGCGTTTAGTGGAGGTGTTACGTGGTAAAAGTTCATTTAGACTTTGAAACCCGTAGCAAAATAAGCGTAGTTGATGTGGGGCCATGGCGTTATAGCCTGGACCCCTCCACTACCGTCCTATGCTTGTGTTATCGGGTTATTGATGAGAAAACAAAGGAAACAATTAAACAGGATATAATTACAAAGGAGGATTTTGAAAACCAGTTTGACTATAATGTCATGACTGAATATGTAGGCCCATGCAAAATACCGATATTGTCTATAAGTTCTTTAATAAATTTTGCAAAAGATCCGGAAGTTAGATTTGAGGCGCATAACGCAATGTTTGAATATTGCATGTGGAATAATGTTTTAGCCCGTTCTTTTGGATTTCCGGAATTGAAAGACTTTAATCGCTGGGAATGTACAGCGTCAAAAGCAGCAACGCACGCGCTGCCGAGAGCATTGGGAAATTGTGCAATAGCACTACATTTACCGGTAAATAAAGACGAAACCGGTAAGCGCGTTATGATGAAATTGTCCCGGCCTAAAAAACCAAGTAAAAAAGATCCTACAATATGGTACAATGACGCCGAAGATTTTAAAACTTTGTATGATTATTGCGTCCAGGACGTTGTTGTGGAGTCTGCAATAGATGAGGCCTTACCGCCATTAAATCCTATTGAACGTGAAATATGGAAACTTGACCAGACTATCAATTCTCGCGGAATAAGAATAGACACCGCAGCGCTTGATATTGCGATAGATTTTGCGCAAAGATTTAAAGACGAATTGAATAATGAGTTATGCAACTTAACTGGCGGATTGGTAAACAAGGCCAGCGAAGTTAAAAAACTCACTACGTATTTACAGGATTTTGTAGATAAAAAAGAATTACCAAATATCAACGCTGCCGTTGTTAAAGAATATTTAAAAAAATGCACAGATTCAAAAATACGTAGGATATTAGAGATAAGACAACAGGCTGGTAAATCTTCAACCTCGAAACTTGAAACTATTAAAACGTGCATGTGCCAGGATGAAAAAGTCCGCGATATATTAGTTTACCATGGGGCCTCAACAGGTCGCTGGGCCGGTGCGGGTATTCAAGTACAGAATTTCCCACGTGGCAGCAAAGAGTACGACGTTGATAATGTTATAGAAACCTTAAAAACAAATAACTATGAGGCTTTTAAGTTAATTTATCCTAATGTCGTTGACGCGATCAGCGCAGCGTTAAGAGGTCTTTTAATAGCAGATGAGGGTAACGACTTAATCGCTGCGGATTTTTCCGCAATTGAGGCGCGCGTTCTTTTTTGGGTTGCACAATGCAAAGCTGGTCTAAATGCTTTTATAAACGGTGAGGATATTTATTGTCTTATGGCGTCCGAAATTTATAAAAGAAAAATATCTAAAAAAGATAAAGACGAGCGCCAATTAGGAAAAACGTGCGTCCTAGGGTGCGGCTATCAAATGGGGGCCGCGAGATTTAAAGAACACGTAAAGCTATTAACTGGTATGGAAATATCAGAGGCCATGGCTAAATTAACTGTCGATACATATCGCTCAACATATCCGGAGGTAGTAGCCTTTTGGTATTCCCAGGAACGTGCGGCCATAAAAGCGGTTAGAGAGCCAGGGCGTTTGGTTACAGAGGGCTTAATTAAATGGAAAGTCCAAGGACATTTCTTATATTGTAGATTACCGTCTGGACGTTGTATAGCTTATTGTGATCCAATCATCAAACCTATTGAAACAAAATGGGGCGAAATTAAAGAGCAATTAACCTTTATGGGTAATTCTTTAACAAAAAAATGGGGGCGCCAACACACCTACGGCGGTATGATTGCGGAAAATATCGTACAAGGAACGGCCAGAGATTTAATGGCCTACGGTATGCTTAATTTAGAGAAAAAAGGTTATAAGTCCGCTATGACAGTACACGACGAAGTTGTCGCAAACGTATTAAAAGGCACTGGAAGTGTGCAAGAATTTGAAACGATACTGGCAACAACTCCGGAATGGGCCGACGGCTGCCCGGTAAAAGCAGAGGGTTGGCGCGGAAATAGATATAGAAAATAAATTTGTCGAACACAGTAAAAACAGAAGAAAAGAGGTAAAAATGGAAATTACGGTAAAACAGTGTGAACTAGAAAACATTGCAGCAGATGTATGCGGGTTGGTATCGCAAGCATTAGCAATACAAGACTCTGTAGAGCATATAACGATAGATAAAAAACGTTATGAAAATGTCGATATTGATTTGCGCGATGATTCTATCGCTTTTGGTTTAGCTGTAAATTTGCAAAAACTTGCAAAACAAGTAGAAAACGATCTTAACGCTTTAATCGAGCGGGGGGGGGTAAATGGGAAAATTGGCCGAAAAAATGTGGCGTAGTTGTTTGCGCAAAAAGGCTTATCGCTCAAAGCGCATAGCTGAAAAAGTTGCAGCGGATATAAAACAGGAAAGAGGCGTAACCCTCTATGTATACGAGTGTCCGCTATGTGGCAAGTGGCATTTAACAAAGAAAGAAAGGGGCCAATATGGCGATCAAAGAAATATATAACTCAAAAGACGGCAATAAAATCGAGGCATTGATTTTTGAAAGAATCCAAAGACATATTTTTATGCTTTATTCAATGAAACCTCTACAATGTATATCTATAAGACTTCTGTCTGTTTTAGACTGTAAGCACTTTGACGACGGAATCTATTTATATATGGTATCGGAGCATGTTGATTTTATTATGCGTTTTCCGGAATACATCATTACTAAAATGATTGCGCAAGAATTTTACACGCCTTTTCATGAAGAAAATGTTAGCGCGTTTTTGAAATCGTATATTGATGAAGTTGAAAAATATAAAAATCTTAAATCTAACGGCGTAGAAATTAAAAATAACGGTGGTAAAGTTCTTTTACAGGTACATTTTAAACAAGAAAAGAAAAATTGGTTAAAAAACCTCCTAGAGGGTTTAAAATTATGGTAAGAGTTTTAGGTATTGATCCAGGAGCACATGGCGGGTTTTGTTTCCGAGATACGTCCCACGAACAGTATGCGGATGTCTATGCTTTTAATAAACTTACGCCGCACGATATTGCCGGGATTATACAAAATGAAAAGGAAATATGTAAAATTTGCGGTATGCAAATAAAAGCATATATTGAGGAGGTCCACTCAATGCCTCGCGACGGCAAGGCCTCCGCCTTTTCCTTTGGTAAAAATTTTGGAATGTGGCTAGGGATTTTGACCGCTTTAGGGATACCGTACGAGGAAGTATTGCCGGCAAAGTGGCAAGCCGGGTTAAAATTACGAGTACGAGGTATGGATTACCGCGATAAGAAAAAAGCGCTAAAAGAAATTGCGCAAAAGAAATTTCCGGAATTAAATTTAACTCTGGATACTTGCGACGCTGTACTAATTGCAGAGTACGGATGTCGAGCAATTATAGAAAATAATTTTAAAAGATAATCAAGCCGCCGCTTTTTAGCGGCTTGATTTCAACATGTCGAACATAAAAAACAATTGAGCTTAAAATAATGGATAACAAGAGGGATATAATCAAAGTTGACAAAATAGGAAAACTGGATCAAGAATTTATTGCAAGGGCGTTTTTACCTTTAGTAGAGGACTTTTTTAAAAAGCCTGGTGTTAAAGAAGATTACGAAAAATGGTTAAAAAACCATAATAAAATTTCTGTTTGAGGTATATTTGTAATATGGAAACCGCTGTTACCTATAATAGATTTTCACCTGGTCCAGATCAAAGGGAAGAAAGTATAACAGGTCAATTAAGGGAAAATCACCGTTTAGCAAAACAAAAAAATTTAACGGTGATTCATGATTATATTGACCGCTGTATAAGTGGGAAAACGGATAACCGTCCACAATTTTTACAAATGCTAAAAGACGCGGAAAAAGGGCTTTTTAAATATATTATATGCTATCAGACTAATAGATTTGCGCGTAATACCTATGACGCAGTTGTACATAAACATAAGTTAAAAAAATTCGGTGTAAAAGTAATTTACTCAAAAATGAGTATACCACAAGGGCCGGAGGGCGTTATCTTTGAAAGATTTATGGAGGCTTTTGATGAATATTATTCGGAAGAATTAAAGCAAAAGGTATTACGGGGACAATATGACAACGCATTACAAGGCAAGTTTCTAGGCGGTAGATTACCTTATGGCTATAAGTTGGATGAAAATAACAAGTACATAATAGACGAGGAAAGATCTGTAATTGTTAGAGAAATTTTTACCCGATATGCCGCCGGTGAAAAGGCGCGCGATATATGTAATGATTTAAACAAAAGAGGGATTAGAACATCAACCGGCGGTGAGTTTGGTAAAAACTCTCTACCATGTATATTGCATAACCCTAAATATATGGGCGTTTATGATTTTGAAAGCAAGGATCCGGATTTAGAGGCGATACACAGCGAGGATACCGTACCAGCAATAGTAACAAAGGAAATATTTGAAAGAGCACAAAAGAGAATGGAAAGTAACAGACATAAAAAATCTAAAAAGAAACCGGATGATGATGTAATATTTTTATTATCCGGAAAAGCGTTTGACGGAAATTGCGGCGGAGCTTTAATTGGCGATAGTGGCACCAGCAGAAACGGTGTAACACATTACTATTACACGTGCACAAACAAAAAGCATAAAAAAGGCTGCAAAACAAAATCCGTTAAAAAGGATTGGTTAGAAAATGCTATTGTTGAGGCTACGCGCGCTATATTGGATAATAGAAACCTTACAGAAAAAATAGGTCAATGGATCGTACAGCTCCAAGAAAAAAATATTGATGATTCCATGCTAAAAGTTGCACAAAGCGAATTAAAAAATACTCAAAAAAGTATTAAAAACATAATGAACGCTATAGAGCAAGGTATAATTACAGATACAACAAGAGAGCGCTTATTAGAGCTGGAAGTAAGACAGGCACAATTAGAAAGCGAAATAAAACTTGAAACCCATAAAATCCATGCCCCAAAGGTTGCAAAAGAACAAGTAATATTCTGGCTTGAGCAATTTAAAAACGGCGATAGCCGGACAGATGATTATAAAAAATATATAATTGAAACACTTGTAAACGCTGTTGTACTTCATCAAGATGTTATAACAATAGCCTATAATTACGCTGATAACGAGATTGTAGACTTGCCGATTTCTATTTTAAAAGGCTCATCCGATAGTGTTCGGATAAGCCTTTTAAACTGGGC